CGATAAAAGATAGCACCGTTTTCCATGATGGCATGGAATAAGAGTGCTTTACCCGTAATCGCTGTAACGCCGAAGATGATACAGTCTTCAACTTCGCCATGATGTTTTTTAAGATCATATAAAAACTCCCTTCTTATTTGTGCATATTCTACAGGAATATTTGCATTTAAGTAAGCCATAATTTATCATTTAATGTTACCCCAATTAGCACCTGATTCATAGTCTACTTTATTAGGCACCTCAAGAGCAACTGCCCCTTCCATAATATTTTTTATTTTATCAGCATGTTCTGCAGATTCAACTGATATATCAAGTTCATCATGCACTTGTATATGTGGTGTAATACCCTCCTTGTATAAATCTACCATAGCTTTTTTTGTCATGTCTGCTGCAGATCCTTGTATTAATCTATTTAAAGCTTTGTATGTAAAAGCTCTTCTGATCCCTGGTCCATGTTCCATGAGTGCTGCATCATGTGGTAATGCTTTGTGCATACCAAACATGTTTGGTTCCCATAAATGAAACCTACATAATCTTCCAAGTAAAGTTCTTATTTGACCTCTGCTCTGTGCTCTCTGCATTACATTATCCATAAGTTGTTTTACAAATGGAACTCTTTCATGATACTGTTTAAATAAACCATCAGATGTTTCTTTATCTACACCTAGCTCTGCTTGTAGCTTATTTTTACCCATACCATAAAACAAACCAAGATTAATTGTTTTAGCTTGTGATCTAGGAATATCAGCCATATCAGCCACAATATCATGAAAATCTGCTTCACCTTCGTTATATGCATCTAATACGTCTTCTACACCGTATAAATTTTGCAAAGAAGCATAATGCACTACCAACCTAGGCTCTTGTTGAGAATAGTCAAATACACCCCATGTATGGCCGTTCTCAGGTATAAATAATGACCTGATCAGTGGTCCAAGTTCTTTGTTACGTGCTGGTATCTGTTGTAGATTAGGATTCGAGTATGAAAATCTACCAGTCACAGTTCCACCATTATCACCACGAAGCTGGTTTATTTCAGCATGGATTCGTCCTTTATGTTCATGTTTGATTATGGTATCAATAAATGTTGTATGTGCTTTGTTTATTTCTCTAGCTCGTGCAATTTTTTGAACTATCGGATGTGGATGGTTCTGTAAAAAATTTTTAGTAAATGATGGAGAATTTGTTTTTTCGGTTCGGTCAAATGGGAGGTGAAGTTTTTCAAAGACTTTCGCGATTGAACGTGCAGCCCATATTTGAGTATCTACTCCTGTTTCTTTTTTTACTATTTGTAAGCATGCTTTTTCTTCTGTTAATAGTTTGTTTTTTAATTCAGTCGCTGCTTGGATATCTACTCGAACGCCTAAGAATCGCATATCAACGAGGCAAGGAAATAGTTCAGTCTCTAATTCAAAGATAGAATTTATATCTTGTTGATCTATTTCTCTTTTTAATATTTGCCATAACTCTAATGTTATAGATGCATCTTTTTCTGCATACTGACCTACGTACATAGCAGGTAATTTATACATTTCACCTTTTGCATCTACACCCCATTCTTTTGCTGCTGCATACAAAGCTGCTTCATCTTTAGTAGATCCTGTATATTTTTTAGAACAAGTATTTAAATCATAACGCATTTGATTTTCGTCACATAATCCTGCGGCTATCATCGTATCAACTATCTTACCATTAATAGTTAAACCCATAGATCTTAACCAACATACGTCATACATTGCATTGTGAAATATTTTTGTAGCTGGTGTTTTTAAAACATCTGTAATCCAGTTTAGAACCATTCTAAAGTCCATATTACCACCACCTTCATGTGCTATTGGATAGTATCCTGACCAACCCTCTACAGCTACAGCAATACCTACAACTTCTCCATTTTTAATAATAGATCCTGATCCCATTTTCATAAGGTCTGGATCTTTTGTTTCTAAATCAATTGCTATTTCATCTCTGTTAGATAGATCTGGAAACTCTGTAGGTGGCAACCATTCTGTTTGTGGTTTAAATATTGGTTTTTGCATTATGAATAGTCCCTTTCTAATATCATTTCTAGATAATGTATTGCTTTTTGTATATCTTGTTCTTTTCCTTTAGATTGATGCCTGCAAATATATTTTATAGCATTGCCTTCTGCAAATAATAATTTATTCTCATTAATAAATTCTGCGGGTTGAATTTTCATCGATCGATAGTGCTTCCCGCCTACTTGGTCTTCTAAAGAATTATATGTTGTTGATTTAAACATATCTTTATTTGTCATAGTACCTCCTGCATTGGATAACATTTGTTTTCATCTTTTGGTCTTATGATATGTAAATGTTCTTTAGTTCTAGTTGCACCCACATAAAATAATCTTGTTTCATCATCTTGGTTTTTATCGTATGATTTTTTTGTATTGTGTGTAAGATCAGTAAGTAATACTACATTATCTTCTTCACCACCTTTTGCACTGTGTATAGTTGATAGTTTGATCCGTGGTTCTTTGTTCAGCATCTCTCCATTACGTTTCATACGTCTTATATAATTAATTCTTTTCTGTCCTGCTTGATCAAAAGCTTCATACCAAATTTCTTTTGTTCCAAGTCCATAGTCTTTTTGCAATTGATCTAAACTATACAAACTATTTTTTACCATTGATTTTAATTTATCCTTGTTCCATTTTTCTTTACTAATGTATTTTGAGATACCCTCTATCTGTTTTGAATCTAACATTTGTCCTTGAATTAAATGCTCCCAGTTTAGAGCTGCTTCTTGAATATCTTTTTCATATAACTTTTTAAATCTATTTTCATAATAAAAACCTTTATCTCTTATTGTATCTTCTAATGAATCCAACATAGATCTAGTTCTAGTTAAGACCAACCATTTACCTGATGACATATCTACATCTTCAAAACTATCATATGGTGTAAGTCTTCCTTCATGTTGTTTTGGATTCCAGTTTTTATCTATTCTATTGTTGACTCTACCAATAATAGAACTTGCTAACTCATGTATTTTTCTTGGCACTCTTCTTGATTTAGTTAGTGGTAAAGGTTTTCCTTTTTGTGTAATAAAAGAATCTACATCTGCACCAGCCCATCTAAATATTGCTTGATCATCATCACCTGCAATATAAGAGTCAACTGTTTTATCCCATATTGTCTTGACCATATCCCATTGCATTAAAGATAAATCTTGTGCCTCATCTACAAACACCACATCAAAGTTTGGTGATTTATCTGACTTGATAAATTTTAAAATCATGTCGTTGTAGTCTATAAGATTGTATTCTTTTTTATATCTATCTAATTCACTGGCTAAGTGTATTAGTGTTTTATATTCAACATCTTGATTGTGTTCTTTTAAATTATATTGTTTATCAATACTAATGTTTCTTAATTTTGCTAAATGTATAATTCTAAGATAATCACTTTTAGTTGTGAACAATCCTGTCTCCTCTTCATCATAATCATTATAATCTAAAAATAAATTTTCTTTTCTACCTAGATCTTCGTAGTGTCTTCGTTGCATGACTTGATTCTTTTTAATACCTAGCATTCTAAACGCTAAAGAGTGTAGTGTTCTAAAGTATGGTAAATCATCTTCAGATAAATTAAACTTATCCATTGCTCTACCTTTTGCTTCGTTGGCTGCTTTCTTTGTAAAAGCAAAATATCCAATACGATCTGGGTTAGTTGTTTTTAAATAGTCATCCACCTTTTCCAAAAGAGTGTGAGTCTTACCTGTACCTGGTGGTCCTAATACTATTGTTCTCATAAGATATAACCCTTAAATATTAAATATGCTGTAATCGCTGTAAAAAATAATAAATCCATGTAAGCTTCTTTTGGCCACATTAGTACGGTGACTCCTCTTTTAATTTTCTTTGTGTGTGAGTGCTTTCTGGTTTTTCAAAAGCATCCACTACCATAATAGTTGGTCTCTTCTTACCAATAATAATTCTATCATCTTTACAACTACAATATTCTTTTAACATCTGTTGAGTGACCTGTGGTTTCTCTGGCCATTTTTTTCTTTGTAGATGTCCGTGATAAAATTTGTGAAATATAAATTTGTGTTTGCCTTCTTCTGTATAAACATTTCCATTTAGTATATCTTTCTTTGTAGTCTCTGCAGCAGTTCTATTTGTGCAGAACTCTTCTAAATGTTCTTTTAATTGATCTACTATTGATGATCCCTCTGGTGCTTTTATTATTTCTACACCTTGTAATAGTTGATCAACATATGTTTCAAATTCTTTCACTGTCACTCGTTTTGGTTTTTTATTTATTTGTTTTGCAACAGTTCGTCTAAATAATCTTTGTTCTATTAGATAGTCTATGTTATCTAACTTAACTCTCTCACCATCTACATTAACCCAATAGTAAGGTTCATCTAATTCTACTTTTTGTAAATCAGATAATATTGGAAATACAGACTCACCACCAATACCAAACTTTCTAGTTCTACACAATTTTTTATCACAATGATTACACATTGGATCTTCGTTACATTTAAAACCTAAATCTTTACCATCGTTAAATTTTATTTTGCCTTGAACTATTTTATCATCTAAAGGTCCTTCGGAGTGTTTCTCAAAATATTTA